CATACGGAAGTGGCGCACCAATGTACGGCAACTCTGGCTACAGCATCTTGGGATTGCCTGTTTACACAGACGCAACCGTGAGCGTTGTTCAAGGTTCTGGTACAGATCAGGACACCATCTACATTGGTAACACGCAAGAGTTGCATTTGTGGGAACAAGGTTCTGGTGAGCCGATGATGCTTCGCTTTGAGCAACCAAAGGCTGCTGAACTTGACGTCACAATGATCGTGTACGGATACAGTGCGTTCACAGCCAACCGTTACCCGAACGCTTGGGCGCAGATCAACGGTACTGGTCTCATCACACCAACGTTCTAACGAACTAGAAACATTTGGCTGGTAGTGTGGGGACTACCAAACCAATGTGGAACGAGAAAAAATGTCAAAGTATATTGAGTCACTTCTAGTTGAACGCGCTGGATATGCGCGACGTGGGAAAAAAGATCGCGTCAAACAAGTTGATGACGCACTTGCCGAACTTGGCTATGTTCACAAGTATGCCGAAAAGTATTCTGAAACAGAATCAGCATCTATTGAACCAGAAGCAGAACGGGCAGTCACGCCACGCGTAACTAAGCGCAAAGGATAAAACACAATGGCAATCACTAATGGTTACTGCACACTTGCAGAGATCAAAGCAGCATTGCGTGTTACCGATTCAACTGACGACACACTGCTAGAAAACTCTATTGAAGGTGCGTCACGACGCATTGATGGATACTGCGGTGCGTTCTTCTATCAAACATTGAAAACAATCAAAGTCTTTACAAGGTATGACTACTATTGTGCGATTCCAGATCTTGCTAACACAACTGGATTGGTAATCAAGACAGATGATCTAGGCAATCAAACCTTCTCAACTACGTGGTCTGCTTCGGACTATATGTTGAACCCAACTGATACTTCTTTGACTGGTGTTCCGTACCGAAAGATTGTAGCGATTGGTTCAAAAACTTTTCCGTTGTTCAACGATCCGCAAAGACCATCGGTTGAACTTACAGGAACGTTTGGTTATCCATCTGTGCCAGATGACATTCGTGAGGCTTGTGTGCTGCTCGCTATGCGTGGCTTCGCGCGTTACAACTCTGCACTAGGCGTTGTTGGTTTCGCAGATATGGCTATCACCGTTCGTGCCGTTGATCCTGACGTGCGTGACTATCTAATGCCATACAGACAGAACGTTGTCGCCTAATGCCAGCGACAGTCTCGCAAGTCGCTGAAGGAATCAAGACACGTCTGGCAACGATCACAGGACTTCGTGCGTTCTCGTATCAGACGGAACAGATGAACACACCACCGTTTGCTTATCCTGAATTGACGCAAGTTGAGTATCACCGCGCGTTCGGTGGCGGTGACGTTGTTATGACGTTCATCATTCACGTTGTTGTAGGTCGCTACACAGATCGCACAGCCTTCGGTTTGTTAGATGACTTCCTGTCATACTCAGGCACCAAGTCAATTCGCGCTTGTCTTGAATCAGATAAGACTCTTGGTGGAGTTTGTCAAACATTAGTAGTACCATCAGGTGCAGACATTTCAAGTCTTGGCGAGGGTGGCGCAGAGTTCTTGGAAATACAACTATCACTTACAGTTCACGCATAGGAAAACAAATGACTTCATACAAGATTATTTCAGATCGTTTAACGATTGGAAAACAAGGTCAGACTATTGACGACGACGCATTGAATGGTGCTAACATACAAGCGTTGATTGATGGCGGACACATCGCAATTGTCAGCGCAAAACAGACCTCAGAAAACACAGAATCAAAGGACAAGTAGATCATGGCAAAGTTAGTTCTCACAGACGCGTCAGTAACAATCAACTCAATTGCATTGAGTGATCACGCGAACAGCGTGACATTGAATTATGAAATTGACAGTGTTGAGACCACCGCGTTCGGTTCAACTGGTCACACTTTCACTGGTGGTTTACAAAACCTGTCTGTTGAAGTTTCTTTGATGCAGGATCTCGCAGCAGCAAACGTTGAAGCCACGATCTATCCTTTAGTTGGTACTACAACCACACTCGCGTTGAAGAACAGTTCTGCTGCAACATCAGCAACCAACCCTTTATACACCATCACTGGTGCATACCTCGCTTCACATACACCACTTGCTGGTGCTGTTGGTGAATTGGCAATGACCACATTGACGTTCACTGGTGGAACAATCGTCAAGACAACTTCTTGATCTAACTACTTCACGAGAAGGAAAACAAAATGAAAATTGCAATGACTGTCGTATATAACGACGGAACAGAAAAGAATCTTGAAGCGGTGTTCGCTGACTTCGTAGCGTTTGAACGTGTCTGGTCACGAAGCGTTACCAAGTTTGAAGAAGAACTACGCCTGACTGATCTTGCGTGGCTTGCTTGGCATTCTGAGAAACGACGCAGAGAAACAACACAACAGTTTGATCCTGATTGGATTGGATTGATTGAGGAAATAAAGATTACAGAAACCGATGATGGTGATCTCCCTTTGGAGATGAGTCAGCCCACTTCCTGATTGCGTATCTCGCGGTTGAAACAGGCATACCTGTTTCGGTGTTGCTGGCAGAACCTGATGATCATCTTGACGCAATGTTCGCGTATCTGAATTGGAAGAACAATCCAAACTTACGCAAACGGAAACCAACGTCAAACGTTGCTACTCTTTCTGAGTTAGACAAGTTGCTGTAACATAACTGCATGGCTCAAATAACCGCAGTGCATGGTGTTCAATCAACAATTCAATATCTGCAACGCTTTGAGCGTGATGTATTCAAAGAGATCCGCAAAGAGTTGATTGATTCCGCCAAGCCGATTGTTGTTGCTGTTCAAGGTGAGTTTCCGAAACAGCCTTGGAATTCTAAGCGCGGAGTGAACTGGACTAAGTACGGAAGAACGCAACGTGGCAGGAAGTCACCTGACTCTGCTGGCGCATCATTTCCTAGATACCAGTATGCGAAGGTCAAGCGTGGTGTCAAGGCTGATACTGGTTCAACAAGACGTAGATCAGATGGCACCTATACGATTCTGCGTACCAAACAAACTGATGCTGCTGCATCTATTTATGACCTTGCTCAACAAACACAAACAGCCAATGCTGCGTCATTTATTATTAACTTGAACAAGACAAAACGTGGGCAACCAAACAGTCGTGTAATGTTCCCAACAGTTATCAAAGCGATGCCGAAAGTTATCAAAGACGTTATGAAAATACTGGACAAAATTGAATCGCGATACAGCGCGGAGATCGCTACTGATACACAGACGCGAGCAGCACAAAGCGCACGTGCAAAGAATCAATTGCGTAACGTTCTTGGTCAATTTGGAAAGGGTTTCTGATGGCTATTAGTGTTCCAATTATTGCGTCGTTTGATGGGCGTGGTGTATCAAAAGCAATCAAGGACTTCAAGCGACTTGAAGGTGCTGGCAACAAGATGGCGTTCGGTTTGCTCAATAGCAATGCTGCGGTCAATAAAGGTATTGCACAGTTCGCTAAGTTTGGTGCGATAGGTGCTGGTGTTGTTGGCGTTATAGGTGGCAAGTTAGTTCAGGCTGCTTATGAGTCACAGAAGGTAATGAAACAAACTCAGGCAATCATTACGGCAACTGGTGGTGCAGCAGGTTTGACTGCGAAGCAAGTAGCAGATCTGTCAGAGAAACTTTCTATGCAAACTGGCGTTGATGATGAACTTATCCAGTCATCAATGAACTTGCTGCTGACGTTCAAGCAAGTGCAAGATCAGGCTGGCAAAGGCAACGACATATTCACGCGCGCTTCAATGGCTGCATTGGATCTTGGCAACGTATTCGGCAGTACAGACGCAGCAGCGAAGATGTTAGGTAAAGCATTAGCAAACCCAACTAAGGGTGTTTCAGCCTTGGCAAAGGCTGGTGTGAACTTCAGTGACGCACAAAAGAAACAGATCAAGACGCTTGTTGATTCAGGAAACATTCTTGACGCACAAAAACTCATTCTCAAAGAAGTTGAATCACAGGTCGGTGGCACAGCGCGAGCATCAGCAACAGCGTTTGATTTGATGCAGGTTGCTGTCGGTAACGTCGCAGAAGATCTTGGTGAGATATTGCTACCATTCGTAGAAAAGTTTGCCACGTATGTCACGAACGTTGTTGTGCCAAAGTTGCAAGAGTTCGCAAAGATTGTCGGTGAAGAAGGAATCGGTGGCGGATTCAAGTATCTAGGTGAACAAGGTTTAGAAGCACTCGGCAAAATGAATGGTTGGGGTGATCTTGTCTATGGAGTAGTTGCTGCTGTGATTGCTTTGAATGTTGCGACAGGGATCTACACAGCGACACAGACTATTGCCACTATCGCTATGGCTGCTTTTGGTACTGCTGCAACTGGAACTGCGATTGCTGTCAATGCTGCGTTGTTTGGTATCCCTGCACTTGTAGGTTTAGTTGTTGTTGCTATTGTCGCGTTGGCTTTAAGGTTCAAAAGTTTTCGCGACTTAATTAGTAGCGTTGGCAGAACTTTGTTTGATGTTTTCAAAACAGTTGGCAACTTCTTCTTTGACAATGTTGTTAATCCAATTGTTCGTGGAATCAACGTTTTAATCAAAGCATTCAACTCATTGCCTTTGCTTGGTGATATTCCGTTGCTAGGTGAACTACAAATTGGTACGGACAAAGCAGTTAAGGGATTAGCGAAAGTTGCTAGTGCTGCTGACTTCCGAAAGTTTGAAGGCTTCAATGATGGCAAGAAGAAAACACCCAAGACCCCTAAGACACCCACGATACCTACTGACGGTAAGGGTAAAGAAACCGCTACGGAAAAAGCGAAGAAAGCCTTAGACAAATACACATCAGCGTTGAAGTTGTTTGGTCAAGAAACAAAACAATACAAGCAAGCAGTCAAAGATGTTGAAGGCGCGCAACTGTCGCTCGCTAACGCAACTGACGATGTTCGTGTTGCACAAGAGAAGTTCAACAAGATCAGTAAAGGCTATGGCGCAGGAAGCAAAGAGGCTGCTGTTGCTACGCGAGATCTTGCTGATGCTAATCGTTCTGCTGTACGGGCAACTTTATCTTTGCGTGACGCTACGCGGAACGTTGCTGACGCACAGAAGGTATTGAATGACTTGAAGTCTGGCAAGGTTGTTTCCGAAGCAGAAGGTGAATTGGCTTCCGCTACACAGAAGGTTGCTGACGCACAGCAGGCTGTTGCTCTGGCGCGCAAGTCAATGCGCACATCATCTATCACTAGGGCAGAGAAACAACTTGAAGATGCTTTAGATCTGCAAGCGCAAGCAACCGAAAAAGTAAATGACGCGAGAGCATTAGCAACACCTGAGGCAATACGCGATGCAGAAGAAAACTTGACTACCGCAATTCTTGATCAAGAAGATGCACAGATTGCATTAAGTGATGCACAGCAAGAAGTTATTGATTTACAGAATGAACTTAATGACGTTGTGAATGGTGCTGCTACTGATTCGCAGAAATACAAAGATGCACAGAAAGAATTAACTGATGCTCAGAAAGCCGAACGTGACGCTGTTGATCTGCTTACTGATGCGTATGACAGACAGAAAGATGCTGTCAGGGAATTGGAACAAGCCAAGAAGGATCTTGCTATTGCTGCGAAAGGAACTACAACAAAGCAAGAACGTGATGCACAAATAGCAACAGGAATCACTGCACCCGTATCTGGTGGTGGTAGTGACTACAACTTCTCTAACGGTGGTTTGCCAAGCATTGACTTCTCAAACATTGACTTTTCAAACATTGACTTCTCAGGGATTGACCTCAGCAGCCTATTTGCAGGAATGCCATTCATGGCTGACGGTGGCATCGTGAACAAACCAACAGTTGCAATGATTGGTGAATCAGGAAGTGAAGCGATAATCCCACTAGACAGACTGAACACTGGTGGCGATACATACAACATAACTATCAACAGCAAGATCGCGGACAATACATTGCCTGACTTGCTTGTTGCTGAACTACGCAAATTCAATAGACGTTCAGGTGCGATAGATATTCAGGTGTCGTAAGTGGGTGGGCTGAACGACATTGGTACATACCTTGTAGAACTTGATGCTGGTTTCTATCAAGATGTTTTTACTCTTGACGACGACGCGCTCGGCATTCTGGACTCGGACTTCCTAGATGGATCAACAACGTTCAATGATGTAACACAGTATGTGACAAGTGTTTCTATTAAGCGTGGGCGTAATAGTCAAGACGCACAGTTTGGTGCAGGTACTTGCAGCATTGTTATTGACGATCTTCTAGGTCAGGACAAGTTCAGCGTTGCTAACAGTGCAAGTCCGTATTGGAATGTTGATCGTGGAAGGCTCGGCTTTGAACCACGTCGCGCAGTCCGTATCTCACGCAACGGTGAATACATCTTTGTTGGTTTGATTATTCAATACAACACACAGTTCAGTAT